ACAGCAGCTAACCAGCTCACCTTGATTAACAGTTTCCCAACAGTTATCTTTACCCCTGTCTACCCAACTACTTTTAACTCAACCCCATAGGTACCCTTATGAAATCCTCAACCACTTCTAAAAAAGTTGGCAACAACGAAGCCAACGCCAAATATATTAAAACAAGCTCCGGTAAAACATCTGGCGGCACTGGTCTTAACGAATCAAACGCTCAGTACATTAAGTCATAGACCCCTATGGATCTTACTGATCAAGAAGAAAAGTTCCTAGACGCATTGTTTGATACGGAACTAAATCCCGAGATGGACCCCGAGCTTGCTAAGCAGGCTGCGGGGTATCCGTCTACTAAGTCGGTCGTCTCTATCTTGCGCACTCTTAAATCGGCCATGCAAGATGACCTACAAAGCTACTTCCTGTCTATTGCCCCTAGAGCAGCCATCAAGTTAAATGAGTTTATGACAGATCCTAACCCCCTCCCCGGATCCGAAAAGATACTAGCTGCTAGTCTTCAGATCCTAGACCGAGCAGGGGTTACCAAAAAAGAAAAGCAAGACATCGAAGTAAAACATTCTATTAATGTCGTAATGCTACCCCCAATGGATGCACTCCCAGATGAAGACACCTTACAACCTATCACGACCAGCTACGCTGAATGTGACGCTACACCGCAAGTCGGAAATGGCACGGTGGTTACCGAAGTCCTCGTTTAAAAACGTGGCTGACATGGTACGCATTGCCCGTATGATGTATGGTCTACCTATCATTCGAGATAAGAATATACATCTACCACTTGGCTATGACACTTATCGAATCGTTGATGACGTTATCCTAGCTTGGCCTAACGAGCAGGCATTTACCAAGCTAGTCCAAGCAAAGTATTTAATGGAGCAATCATCCACACGTAAGGTTGCAGCTTGGCTCACTAAAGAACTCAAAAAAATAGGGTATGATTTAAGCACCCTCAAAAATCACAAACCAAAGAGGGGTATCTCTCATACAGCGATCGACCAGCTTCTGAAATATAGAACCCCGATGGATGAGTGCTTACTAGATTTAGATGAACGAGAACGAATATTCCGAACTGAAACAAAAAACAGCATCCCTAGTTACCTCACTACGGGACAAGACGATGGCAGACCGACAGTTGAAGAAGCTGTTGAAGAAGCCAGCAACACCAAAGACAACTCCACAATTAACGAAGACACTGACGCCTACCGCTAGCGATCCTGTTACCCGAGTCCTAGGGACTGACCTGCTTGGTGAACTTAAAGTTCGATACGAACATTCAGTAAAGCGTGCCAAGTTTATCGAGAGCACTTCAGACAAGAACATTGTCTGGAAGCCGCATGAGGGCCCACAGGAATGGTTCCTCTCCTCTCGAGAGTATGAAGTTCTTTTCTGTGGAGGTCGTGCATCAGGTAAGACCGATTGTCTTATTGCCGACACTACACGGTTTGTTGAAGACCCAGAGTTTAGAGGTCTGCTAATACGCCGAACGATTCCATCCCTCAAAGATATTATCAGCCGGTGTAAGAAGATGTACAAGGTAGTTGATCCCGGTGTTCAATGGAAAGAACAAGAGAAAGTCTTTGTGTTCTCATCCGGTGCTACAGTAGAGATTGGTTACTTCGATCACCTCGACGATTACGACAGGTATCACGGACGAGAGTTTAACTGGATTGGGATCGATGAGATCTCACAATATCCTACTAGAGACTATTACGATAAGATTAAATCCGTAGCACGTAGTAGTACCAAAGGACTTCCTGTTCGAGTACGAGCTACTACGAATCCCTCCGGTCCGGGTCGTGCTTGGATCAAAGACTATTTCATTGATGCAGCGGAAAATAACACACCCATTGTTATAGTGGTTCAGACTCCGGTAGGTGAGGTTAAGCTAGTACGTAAGTATATTAAATCTACTATCTTTGACAACCCTACTATTCTACAAAACGATCCACAGTACGTAGCATACCTTGCTAGTCTACCTGAGGTACAACGCAGGCAATGGCTCGATGGTGACTTTGATGCAGCAGATGGCTTAGCCTTTGAAGACTTTACTAAAGATATCCATGTAGTAGAGCCTTTCGATATCCCTCATAACTGGACTCGATTCCGAGCGATTGATTGGGGCTTCCGTACTAAAGCTGTATGCCTATGGTTCGCAGTAGACTTTGATAAGAACCTATATATATACCGACAGTATGTCACTACGAAAGTTACGGCTGATGTATTTGCTTCCACCGTATTAGCCTTAGAGCAAGGTGAGCGCGTTGGCTACGGAGTAATTGATGGGGGTGTTGCTACCGTTACAGGTATCTCCGGCCCCACTGTTGAAGAAGAAATGATGTATGCAGGCTTAAACAACATGCATGCCGACAAACGAAAAGGCAGCCGTATCCACGGTAAGAACCTAGTCCACAAATACTTGACTATTGATCCCGACACTGGAGAATCTCCCCTCAAGATTTTCAACACATGTACCCAGATTATTAAAGAGTTTGGTTCTCTCATGATGAGTAAGAATGATCCCGAGGATGTCGATACCCACATGGAAGATCATGCCTATGACGCTCTGCGTTATGGTCTGATGTCCCGACCTGCTCCTAGGTACGAGGACCCCTTCGCACCTAAAGGCATGGATGCTCTTCCAACCATTGTAGATTCAATCCACGGATATTAAAAAGATACCTTATGACCCTTTTAAAAGATGATACTAACGTACCTGATTCCGATGCTGATGCAGCCCAGCAGGTATCCAATACTATGGCTGAGTCTGCCCGCGCGGCAGGCTATGTAGAACAGAAATTCCACGAAGCACGTACCTACCGTAATCAATATGAACAACGGTGGTTACTATTCTTCGACCAGTTCCGAGGCAACTACAGCCCCGATGAAGCACGATTACTAGACGCCCTACGTCAGACAAATCCGTTTGCGAGTAAAGCGTTCATCAAGATCACCAAGACTAAGACTCTTGCTGCTTATGGCTCCATCATGGAAGCCCTTACCTATGGTAAAAAATTCCCCCTTACAATTGAGCATACCCCAGTACCTGAAGGTATTGCGGAGTCCGTACGTCTGGTAGCCGACGACGATCCCGAGGCTATTGCAATTGAAGAGCTAGCTACTGCTATCGGTAGTCGTGACGATGAGACGGCTATGGCACCGGGTACCCGGCTATCTAATATCCTAGGGGGTCTTGGTAAGAAATACAGTCGGATGCTTCCGGGTAAGTCTATTGCGGAGGGCTCTAGCCCCGATAAAATTGCTCAGCCTGAGTTCTCTCCAGCTAAAGAAGCTGCGTATCAAATGGAAAAACATATTAGCGATCAGCTTATGGAGTCCTCTTGTCTCAAGGCTGTAGAGAATATGGTATGGGAACAGTGCCTATATGGCACTGGTGCAATCAAAGGCCCGTTCAACTACCAAGAGCTTATTCGTAAGTGGGAAGGCACCGGAGAAGATCGTACCTTCGTCCCTACTACTAAGCGTTGTCCTCGCGTTAAGAGCCCTAGTATTTGGAATCTATATCCAGACCCATATGCTACCTGTCAAGAAGAATTAGATTATGTAGTCGAGCGTCATAAGATGACTCGCATCCAAGTTCAAGGTCTCAAGCGCCAAGCCAACTTTGATACCGAGCTTATTGATAACGCCCTCCGTGGTGCTACCGGTCTAGGCCATGAGCCGTGGGAAGATCGTGTTCGTGATGTTACTACTAGTGCTGAAGACAATCGCTACGAGGTCCTTGAATACTGGGGAGTCATCGAAGCGGGTACAGCTCGTGATACTGGCTTTACTGATATACCTGAAGACCTAGAGGATTGGGAAGTATTACATGTAAACATCTGGACCCTTGGTGGCTACGCTATCAAGAAGGTTCTTAACCCATTCCTACCATCTCGTATCCCCTACTTCTTCGTAGCATACGAATCCCAGAAGCATCAGCTCTGGGGTATTGGTATCCCAGAAAACATGCAAGATGCTCAAGGTATGATTAACGTTCACACACGCGCAGCCCAAGACAACCTACGTCTAGCTGGCTCCGTGATGCTTGAGGTTAATGAGAACCAACTTGCACCTAATCAAGATAATCAAATCTACGCTGGTAAAATCTGGCGTAAGCAAGGTGGTGCTCCCGGTCAGAGTATCTACCCTATTAGTTTTAATAACACAGCTCCCCAGCATCTACAATTTATTAATGAAGCTAACCGTTGGGCTGATCAGTCTTCCGGTATCCCCTCTGTGTTACACGGTCAGACAGGTGTCGCTGGCGCAGGACGTACCACCGGCTCCTTATCGATGATCCTCAACGGTGGTAACCTAGGTATCCGTACCGTAATTAAAAATATTGACCGAGAGGTTATCCAACCTTTAGGGCAGGCTTTCTTTGATTGGAACATGCAGTTCAACGTAGAAGCCCCAGAGATCCTCGGTGACGTACGTATCATTGCTGGTGGTACTGCGGCCCTAGCTCAACGTGAAGTACATGCTCAACGCTTAGTGTCATTCATTCAGTTACTCTCTAATCCAGCTCTAGCTCCATACGGTAACTTACGTTACCTAGTTCAAGAACTAGCCATCGCCTCCGAGCTGGACCCAGAGAAGGCGGTCAATGATCCCGAAGTAACGAAGCTCATGATGCAGCTACAACAACAAGCTCAACAGGGAGATCCTAATGCTCAACCTCAAAATAGCGCAGAAACTCCACAAGACCTTAACGCCGGAGGCATGGGAGGCCCTCAACAACCTCCTCAGCCTAACGCAGGATCAGGTGGTCAGGGAGATAACGGAGGCGAACTCGGAATTGGCCCTAGCCAATTATCAGGGTAAGCTCCAAGTCCTACAGGAATTAACTGAACTACAGGTACGAGTACCTGAGTACATTAAACGAGGGATCGCACACCCCATATGACACCATACCCACAGACACCTAATCCCTACCTAGTCGGTACTACTGGCTACCCACAGAGTCCTATGGTTCCTGCACCTACCTATGCACCGACTGCAATGGCACCTAACTCATATGCTCCGGCTATGCCTTCTCCGCTTGCTCCACTACCAGCGTATGGCGTACCTATCCACCAAGGTGGTGGTATGGTAGCACCCAGCTACATGTCGTATGCTGGACAACCTATGCCTTCGGTTCAAGCACCACGAGCTCTTATGCCGGTAGGCCCAGACAGTAGCCATGGCACCGTAAAAGATATCGGACTAACTACTAAGTTAGGTATGAAGATTCCTGCCGTATCAGACTTCGTGAATACTAACGTCCTTGGAGGTATTGATGATTTCGCTGCTGCCAACTTTGGTATTGGTGATGCTGTCTCAGGCCCATTTACTGGGGCAGAACCCTTCACCTCAGGTACTAGTGGTGGACTTACCACCAACTTTAACCCAGCTAACCTTGCTGGCGGTTTCGCCGGTGGCTTTGCTGCTGATGCATTAGGCTTGTCGCACCAGAACGCTTTTGTTAACGCAGGTACCGGTATGGCCGGTGCAGCAATTGGTCAAGTCCTTATTCCTGTTCCTTTTGTTGGAGCCGCTATTGGTTCTTTTATTGGTAATGCTTTAGGAGGTCTCTTTGGATCTGATGGTCCTAACCCTGCGACTGTATGGGGTAGCTCCGGTGGACTCGAAGCAAATGGTGTACCCAAAACAGGAGGCAGCTATTCAAATAAACATATGGATGACAAAGTATCTCGGGGCATTCAAACCGCTCTCACAGGTTTCAATCAGAACCTACACAACATTGCTGGTTTAGACTTTAGTGATACCCAGCTTATTGCTGGATACGATGTGAACCACGGCCCTGCCTTCATTGCCCTGAACTCTCACTGGCAAGAAGGTAGAGAAAGCTTTAGCGCAGAAAACGTATCTCGTTTTGAGCTAGACGATGAAGCCGGACTTACGAATGCTTTATCAGAATATGGTCGTCGTGTCATTGAGTGGAAGAACCTTAAAGCTATTGAGGCTGGGCAACCGCCTATCGTAGCCCCAGAAGATATAGACGCTGTAGTACAAGAAGCAATCACGACACCACCTCCATCAGAATACGGAAGTGACAGCTCCCAGAGCTCCACAACTACTACACAGACTGGCTACCGGGGAGCCCCTACTATGTATCTCCCCCCACGTCGAGAAGGTACGAATGAAACCTTTAGCCAGTTCTTAACCAAATACCGAGAGGAATACAATGCAAAGTCTGTTGAATAAAGCAGAGGCCACAATGAACGAAGACCTCGTAGATGAATCTATGGAAGATCTCCAGAATGAAGCTAGCACTGATACTGCGCAAGCTAAGCAACAACTGGATGCTCATCTAGGTTCTTTACCTGAGACTGCTCAACGTGCCCTAGCGTCAATGATGACCCCTGAGTTTGCACAGGCTGTAGGAGTCCTAACCGGCTCCCAAGTCCTCGCTGAAATACTGAATGAGATGGCTGATCCCAACCTCGTTCTAGTACCGATGCCTCGTGCTGATGCAGAGCGTATCATCCAAGAGTCTCAAGGCCCAAGCGGCCCAGCTCTAGGTGGTCCTCCTGCACCTATGCAAGAAGCGTCACCTTCTGCCCCTGCTCCAGCTCCAGTTCCGCAAGGTCCTGCTCCCGCTGGTGTAATGGGCGTATAAGTAGGCTACCCTAGTATTGGCCCCTACAATACCTTAGGGTTAGGTTACTCTATTTACATAGACCCCTAACATATATAAGGAATTAACTAATGTCTAACCGACAAGAAGCCCATGAAATCCATCCCGCACTTGCCCGCCTTCACGCCGCGAAGGCATCAAGTAGAGACCGTCCGGTAACGTCACGGGAGAAATTTCGCCAACAGGAAGAAGAAGAAGAAGAAGCCACTCCTAATATGGAGCCTAATGTAGCGCCCTCTGCCGAAGAGACTACCGGTACTATGGTTCCTAATGCAGACCCTTCTCTCCCTTTAGCGCCTGATGCAGCTTCAACAGCTAATGTTGACTGGAAGAAACGTGCCGACGATAGACAGACGTATATTAACCAACTGACAGATTCAAAGAAGACCTTAGAAGCTCAACTAGAAAATCTACAGACTCAGTTAACCAATACGCCTGTTACGCTACCTAAGTCCGATGAGGAATTAGAAGCGTGGGCCAAACAGAATCCAGACAGCTATGATGTATTGCTTACTACTATTGGTAAACAAAACAGTACTGTTGTTGAAGAGGTCCGTAAATACCGCGACGAACTTGATAACCTCAAAGCTAAGACTCGCAATGAGGAGATCTTCCAAACGGTTTTGAAAGACCACCCCGATGCTGGACAGATTCGAGTATCTCCAGAGTGGATAGCTTGGTTTAGCGACCAGTCACCTGCTACGAAGGCACTCATTGAATCAGTAGATCCAGTAGATGTTTCACGAGGTATTGCACTCTATAAAATAGAGCAAGGTATCTCCGCTCCCAAATCCTCACGGTCTAAAGCTGTCAGTGATGCTGACCTCGTTAATACGAAGGCATCTATTGCTATGCCTACCGGCCCTAAGATCTGGAAGCTAAGTGAAATTAAAGGCATGTCCCATAAGGTATTTGCCAAGAATCGGGATGCGATTAAAGCGGCACAATATGAAGGTCGTATTGACACTTCTAATTAACCTACCATAACGTAACCCCCCATAAAGGAAAGACACAATTATGTCTACTGCCCCATTCCCAGTTGCGGCTGGTCACGGTAACCTCACCGGTGGTGCTGATATCCCGGATATCTTTAACCAAGATGCCCTGTATTATCTCCGCCAAACTTCTATTGTTGATGACATTACTACTTCTGAGTATATAGGTAATATTACCCAACAAGGTGACACCGTGCATATCCGTAAACAACCTCGTGTAAGTGTAACACCATACACACGTGGTATGAAAACCAAAGCCCAAGACTTAATTATTGAAGAGTTGACTCTCCACATTAGTGAAGCCAATCTTTACAAGTTCCGTCAAGACACTGTTCATAAAGCTCAAACTGACATGGATTTCCTCACCATGGCTGCCGAATCAGCTGCCTATGAGCTTAAGGACGACTATGATCGGGATGTCCTAGCGGGCATCTTTGCTAGTGTAGCTGCTGGTAACATCGTCGGTTCATCCGGCAGTGAAAAGACCATTGGCTATGGTGCTGCTAATGACTTCCGCCCTATGGATGCCATTAGTCGTTTGAACACTATCCTGACTAAAGCCAATACACCTAACTCAGGTCGATACTTGGTTGCAGGCCCAGACTTTTTCGAGGCTCTGTCTCGTGAAGTTGGTAAGCTTGTTGAAGTTCAGGTCACTGGTGACCGTACCTCACTGATTCGTGATAAAGGTATCCTCGATGCTTCTATCCACGGCTTTACTATGTTTGAAACTAACAACGCTCCAGTCAATGCGGCAGGTAACCCTGTCCTTCTTGCTGGTCACGTTGGTGGCTACGCAACTGCACAACAGTTGCTTGAGTCACGTTCGTACATGGACACTGATGACTTCGGTACTATTTATGATGGCTTACACGTATACGGTAAAGGGGTTCTTCGCCCTAGCACCCTTGCGTGTATGCACATGTCTATTGCCGACGTTGCCTCATAAACCACTAATTATAGAAAGATTACAACATGGCTAATGTTACTACTCTCGCTATTGGTGGCACAACTAACGTGGCTGCTGGAAACTTATCCGGCATGTCTTACATCTACCACGAAGTCGATATTGCGGAAGCAGTGGCGGCTGGACTAGCAACTACCGAGTCTATACGTGTTCTCAACCTCCCTGCGGATTCTCTTCTTGAGATTAAGCAGATCGAAGTTGTGGATGCTCTAGCTCTTGGTGCTAGTCCTCGAATTGATATTGGCGATGCCGATGATATTGATCGTTACGTTACTAATGCTACCACTCTAACCGCAGGCACCAGCCTTACACTAGCATCAAATAGCTTTGTGTATACTGCTGCCAAAACCCTAGAAGTTAAAGTAACTGGTGGCACTCTCGCCACTGGTAAGCTTCGCTTCGTACTTGGTCTACTTGATACTTCCCGCAATGCTGCGGGTGTGTCACCAGACCTATAAGAATCTGGGAGAGGGGTTATTGCTCCTCTCCCTTTTTCAACCCACAAGGATCCTTAATGTCTGTTTCATTCCTAACACTGACTAACCGAGTCCTCAAGGCATTCAACGAGGTAACTCTTAATGCGGGTACTTTTACGACAGCTGACGGTTTCTACCAAGAAGCTAAGGATGCTGTTAACCAAGCTATCTTTGATCTACATACTGAAGAGGATGTACGCTGGCCCTTCGCTTGGGCTGAAACTACCTTTGATACAGTGGCAGGCACTCAAGCATATTCAAAAGCTGCCGGTGCTACGAGTATCGACTGGAACTCTTTTCGAGTAGACAGTAATCCTAGTGCGGACATCACAGCCGATCACATTGTTCAACTAGAATATAATACATACCGTCGTCGATTCTGGCAGCGGGACCAAGAGACGGATACCACCGAGGGTTCTGCCCCCACAGGTATCGTACGTAAACCCGATAACAACATGATTATTACTCCCGTACCCGATCAAGTGTATACAATACGGTATGAGTATTATGGCATTCCCGCTCCCCTTGTTGCTGCTACTGATACAACTACTGTTCCTGAAGAATTTGAACAGATGATTGTTGACCAAGCTCTCCACTATGCCTACATGTTCCGTGACAATATGGAGCAAGCGCGTATTGCCCATGAGCGGTATGTAGACAATGTGAACAAGGTTCGTCGTATTTTGATTAAACAATTTCATAATGTCGTCACACCGGGATAAGGAACCTACATGGATCGCCTCGAAACATTAAACATCGTCTGTACGGGTGGCCTCAATGTCACCGCAGATATCCTAGCCCAAGGATTACAGCAAACAGGTACAGCTCGTAAGCTGATTAACTACCTCCCTGCTGATAATGAAGGCTATGAAAAAGCATACGGATATACTAAGTTCGATTCTAATGTAGTACCCGGAGATACCGATGCTCCCGTCCTCGGAGTACAGCCCTCCTTCGGTGGCGCACTAGCTGCTCGCAAGGATACCTCAGGAGCCGCAGACAATGCTATCTACGAATCCACCGGTAGTGGCTGGTCCCAGATTAATACCACAGCTCGTGGAGGATCTCCAGCAAAGGTACGCTTCACTATCTATCACCTCGTTGAAGAGACTGCTGTTATTACTGATGGAGTCAACCCAGCTCTCAAATGGAACGGCACTACTGACACACTCATTAATGGCACCAGCGCACCAAGTGACCCAGCATACTCCGCCCTTCACCTCTCCCGCCTTGTATTAGGGGGCTATGGTAATGGTAGTGCAATTAGCATATCGTCTGGTGCTAGTGATACCGACTTCACTGCTGCTGGGGGTGCTATTGAATTAAATATTGGTGATGTAATTACCGGCTTTCGTTCGTTCCGCGATACACTTTACATCTATTGTGAGAATAGTATCCGTAAGCTAATGGGTACGTCACCCGCAGACTTCGTGGTTCGAGATGTTACAACTACAATTGGTTGTCCCTACCCAGATACAATCTGTGAGATTGGTGGAGACATTGCTTTCCTAGCCCCTGATGGTGTACGCCCTCTGGCCGCAACAGAGCGCATTGGTGATGTAGACCTTGCCACTCTCTCTGACGCGATTGAGCCACTACTCCTTGCGGCCATCAAGTCAAACCCTACGTCATGGCATGCAGTTAGCGTACCCTCGCAGTCTCAGTACCGATTATATTATCATCAAGATGGTGTAGAGGATAGCAGCCAAAAAGGATTCGTAGGTCGTCTCAAGTCAACACCACAAGGTGATTCATACTATGCATGGGCTGAGGTTCTCGGCTATCCAGTGTATAGCTTAGGTCAACGTAACATTGCTGGTAGAGATCGTATCTACTTCGGACACCCTACTAATGGCTACGTATACACTATGGACTCTGGAGGTAGCTTCGATGGCGATGATATCCCGTTTACCTACCGTACACCTCCTCTAATCTTTAACGACATAAACCTGCGTAAGGTTATCCACCGTATCCGCACAGCGGTACAGCCCCAACAGGATACAAACTTCACCCTCCGAGTTATACTCGATGAGTATTATGAAGAATCTATCCAGCCCTCAGCTAAGAGCATTAGCTTCCAAGGGGATGTCGCAGTCTTCGGAGCCGGAGCAATCTTTGACAGTTCCGTCTTTGCAGCGGATACGACACCCCAGATATTAAGTACCCGAGTTGAAGGCTCCGGATACACTATTACTATTGAAGTCACTGGGTCAAACTCTGACCTCCCCCACCAGATTGATGATCTGGTTCTTGAATATAGCACAAAAGGACGACGTTAATATGGCTAACGGATACACGCGACAATCTGCGGCAAGCATGGTAGCTGGGGGTACAATGAATGCTGCCCTATTTAATGCTGAATATAACCAACTAGCTGCCGCAATGAATGATTCTACCGGCCATACTCATGATGGTACTACAGGTGGTGGGGCTCCTATCCCGCTAGGTAGTGCTGTGAGCGGTCAACTACCCCTCGCAAACGGTGGTACTGGTGCAGCCCTCTCTGATCCCGGCG